GAGACAGACGGGCCGAAGATTGGTTTATACCGTATTGCCAGACCGCTATGAATCTGGCTAATCAGAGATACGTTGTTATGACGAGTTCTCACAAGGTTGTCAGAGATACTTTTGAGACGATGCCGAAACTGGAAAATGTCGGAGCTGTTGTTGTGTTCTGCCCCACACGATCCATGAAGGAAGAATGGATTCAGCGGTTACAGGAACGATATGACAGAACCGGACTTTTCAAGGATTATAAAGCCCTGATGAACGCGAAGGAACGGTATGACGAAAACATTGCCGAACTCGTGAACAGCCCATTTCCGGTATATCAACCGGCAGCTATAGACTATGATCTGAGAAATTATATCTACAAAATTGAATTTGACTGGTGCATGGAAGGAAGGTGAAGTGGGATGCCTGAACTTTTTAAGGATTTGAAACCATGCCCGTTTTGTGGGAAAGAAGCCAGACCACAGGCGACAGAAAACGGTCTCGCTATCGTATGCACCAATTTGTATGGATGCGGATGTAGAACCCCATATTTCAAGGACTGGTCCGATCTGACCGGGTGGGATAACTGGCGCAAAGGGACACCCGCCATAGAAAAAGCAGTAGAGGCGTGGAACCGGAGAATTGGAGGGGAGGAAGAGGATGCCGAAGTACATTGATGCGGATAGATTTGAGCGTATTTTGATGGCACTCGGAGAAGATGTTTTGTGCGATGATTGTTGCATTGAGGTTTTGAACCGTCTGGACAACGCACCCGCCGCCGATGTCGCGCCTGTGAGGCACGGGCATTGGGTTTACAAAATGCGGGAGCATATCCGGTACGAGGATGTGACCGGGACGAATCCTTTGGGCGAAACGCATACCGTAACTGTTAAGACTCACGTCCGAGGCCCGGTCCCCTATTGCTCTTTATGCGATGCACTGGCGGCGGACAGTTTCTTAGATTACTGTCCGCGGTGCGGGGCAAAGATGGACGGGGAGGCAAACGATGGCGAACAGCAATAAACCGAACATTTACCGCGTGACGAGGCCGGACGGGACATACGTCACCGGGTCGAGCTACATGCTGGCGAAGGTGATCCCGCTTTCGCCGCGGTATATCCGAGAGATTGCGAAATTTCAGCGCGTGACGCGAGAGGGGTATGCCGTGGAGCTTGTCCGCGCGGGGCACGAATTCCCGGCAAAGCCACGGGACGATATGCTGAAACCGGTCTACGTTGCGGAGAACCCGGACGACGATCCGATCATCGGCCCGGCGGAGGAAATATCCGCGCTGACTGGCTACACGCGACAGCACATTATCCGGCTGTCGAAGGACGGTGCGCGGACGAAAAAGGGCTGGACGGTACGCCCGGCGACGCCGGAAGAGGAGGAGGAATCGCGCCGCAATGGGTAAGAAGAGCCACGGGCACTACGCTCACGTGAACGGCAAGCCGCGGAACGCGGTGGTACGGCTGACTGCCGAAGAGCTGCGGGAGATGTCTGCGAACGTGCGGACTGTAAGGCACACGGACGGGCTGACGGACTACGAACGCCGGGCGGCGCTTCTGAAATCGCGCGGGGTTGACATTAAACAGGATAAGGACGTATAATGATAATGCGGGGGCGGGGTCTTTTGCTTGTGGTCTTTCCCGCCTTTTGCCTCCTTTCGATGCCGCGGCGCGTAAAAGCGGCAGGGGCGGGCGGTTCCGGAATAGCCGTCCGCCTCCCCCGGTGAAATTCCGGTTGCGCACTTCCCCCGAGACAGACGGTTTCCGCTGCGCTTTGCCTTTCAGCAGTTCCCGGTTCGACTCCGGGACGGGGGAATACACTCCGCAGTCCGGTGACGGATGGGGGCGGCACCCATGTTTTGCGGCATCCGCGCGGCTTATGTACTGCGATTCAGACAAGGTTCAGCCGGGTTCGACTCCCGGGCGGAGTTTCAAAAAATCTTATCAGGAGGCTATTTCATGGAGGAACTGCGGATCGAATATCTGCCCGTTGACGCGCTGAAACCGTATTTCCGCAATGCCAAAAAGCATCCGGCGGAGCAGGTCGATCACATCGCAAACAGCATCCGGGAGTTCGGCTTCCGTCAGCCGCTGGTCATCGACCGGGACGGGGTTCTCGTTATCGGACACGGGCGGCTGATGGCGGCGAAGAAGCTGGGCATGAAGACGGTTCCGTGCGTGCGGGCGGATGATCTGACCGACGAGCAGGTGAAGGCGCTCCGGCTCGCGGACAACAAGACGAACGAAAGCGCGTGGGACTTCGACCTGATGAACATGGAGATCGAGGAAATCGAGATCGACATGAGCCGGTTCGGGTTTGAGATCAACGAAGAATTCTTCCATGAAGAAAGCGAAGAAGAGCCTGACGATATTGAAGACGTCGAAAACCTTGAATCGCATTACGGCGTGCCGTATCAAGGGAACAAGTCCCGAATCGCGGACAAAATCGTCGCGGTTCTCCCGGCGGGTGACCGGCTCGTCGACCTCTTCGGAGGCGGCGGGGCAATAACTCATTGCGCGATGCTCTCCAAAAAATGGGAGCGATTTCTTTATAACGATATCAACGAGATGATCACGCGGCTTTTCCTTGATGCGGCGCACGGTAAATACCACGACGAGCGGCGCGTGATTACGCGGGAGGACTTCGACCAGAACAAGGACACGGATCCGTATATAAAATACATTTGGTCGTTCGGAAACGCCGGGAATGCATACCTGTGGGGAAAGGATATCGAAGAAGTAAAATGTCAGGCGTGCCGGATGATTATGGCCGAGGATTTACGCGAGCGGCGTCTTGAATACCGACGGCTGATCAGTATGATTCGAACGAGTGGATGTGGTACGCTCCAAAACCTCCAGTCTATTGAGGGATTGCAAGCACTCACACAATTAGAGGCGCTCCAGCGCTTAGAGGCGCTCCAGCGCTTAGAGGCGCTCAATATTTCATACGAAGAATATGAGTATCAAGACGGAGACGTCGTGTACTGCGACATCCCGTATGAAAAGGATGGCGGCGGGAAATGCGACGATTACGGCATCGACTTTGATTCCAAACAGTTCTATGAATGGGCGAAGTCAAGGCCATATCAGGTGTTCTTCTCGTCGTATGAGATTTCGGACGATTCGTTCCAGAAAATCAAGGTAAAAACAGTTTCGTCGCTTATGGGAGCGAATACGAACGGAAAGAGGGTTGCTGAGTATCTTTATAGCAACAGGCCGATATTGAGGTGATCTTATGCCGGACGGGAAGAACGGCGACAATCTGGTGTCGAACTCCGAACGAACTCCGGAGGAAGTGAAGGAGAACACGACAAAAGGCGGAATTGCCAGCGGAGAGGCGCGGAGGAAGAAGAAAGAGCGCCGGAGGATCTTCGAAGACGTCCTGACCGGCGAATACAAAGACAAGAACACCGGTGCAACCATCACGGGCGAGGAACTGCTGATTCAAGGAATCGCGGTGAACCTCGCCAACCCGCATTCGAAGAACTGGCTCGGGACGGCGAAGATGGTCGTGGAGGCGATGGGCTATGATGCCTCGCCGGAGATGCGGAAGAAGCTGAACGCCGAAATCAAGAAAATAAAGGCGGAGACGGATCTGATTCACGCGAAAATCGACGCGCTCCAGCCTACGGGCGGAGAAGAGGCCGAGACGATAGACGACCCGCTGACTGCGGCCATGAAAGACGCGGAGCAGATTGAACGGGGGGACTTCTTCGATGCCTCTGAGTAAAAAGCAGCGGGCGATTCTGGCATTCCCCTTCACGCATTACGACGCGCTGATCTGCGACGGCGCGATCCGATCAGGAAAGACGTCGATCATGACCGTCTCGTTTATCGACTGGGCGATGCGGACGTTCTCCGGTCAGCGGTTCGGGTTGTGTGGCAAAACGGTCGACAGCTGCGTGAAGAACCTGATCTCGCCGTACCTGAACACAGGCTGGGCGAAGGAACGCTATGCCTTGAAATGGCGGCGTTCGGACAAGGTGCTGGAAATCCGGCGCGGTTCCGTCGTGAACTGGTTCGAGGTTTTCGGCGGGCGGGATGAATCGTCGTTCATGCTGATCCAGGGCCGGACGCTGGCGGGCGTGCTTCTGGACGAGGTGGCGCTGATGCCGCGGTCGTTCGTGGAGCAGGCCCTTGCGCGGTGCTCGGTGACGGGTTCGCGTCTGTGGTTCAACTGCAATCCGGGATCTCCGGCGCACTGGTTCTACACCGAATGGATTCAGAAGGCCGTCGAGCACAACGCGCTGCACCTGCATTTCGATCTGGACGACAATCCGGGGCTATCTGCGGACGTTATCGCGCGATACGAGAGCATGTACACCGGCGTGTTCTATCGTCGGTACATCCTCGGCGAGTGGTGTCTTGCGGAAGGGCTGGTCTACGATTTCGGCGAGGCGAACATCACGGACGAGAAGCCGGACAACGGCGAGTTTTACATCTCCATCGACTATGGCACGATGAATCCGTTTTCTGCGGGCCTGTGGTGCCTGTCGGGTGCGCGAGCGGTGCGTATCGCGGAATACTACTATTCCGGGCGGACGTCGTTCGTACCGAAAACGGACGAGGAATACTGCGACGCGGTGGAGCGGCTGGCGGATGGGCGGCGGATCAAGCGCGTCGTGGTCGACCCGTCGGCGGCTTCGTTCATTGCGGCGCTGCGGAAGCGCGGGTTCACCGTCATTCAGGCCAACAATGAGGTCATGGACGGCATACGGCGCGTGGCTGAGTACCTGCGCTCGGGCAATATCAAGATCCACCGGGATTGCCGGGACGCCATTGCGGAGTTCGGGCTGTATCGGTGGGACGAGAAGGCGTCCGAGGACAAGGTGATTAAGGAAAACGACCACGCGATGGACGACATCCGTTATTTTGCGAACACCATATTGCGGCACAAAGTCAAGCACGGCTCCGGCGACTGACCGGGCCGACAACAAAGCCGGGTGCGGTAAAGAACCTCCGCACCGTCCGGCATACATCAAAGCGGAGGATACATGAAGACATATAACGACATGATCGCCGTAGGAGAGGCCGAAAGACCGGCTTTCCTCCTGCAGGCGATCCAGCAGTTTCAGTCGGAGGCGCTGTATCGGACGGCGAAGAACGCCGACGCGTACTATCGTCATCTGAATCCGACGATCATGGCAGCGCAGCGGGTAGTGTTCAACCTGCTCGGGCAGGCGACGGAGGATCTGTACCGTCCGAACCACAAGATACCGAGCCGGTTTTTCTACTACTTCGTCACCCAGCAGGTGCAGTTCCTCCTGGGAAACGGCGTGATCTTCTCGGACATGGCGGACAAGGCCGCGACGCTCGGGCGGGATTTCGATTCGGCGGTGCAGCGGGCGGCTACCTATGCGCTGTGCGCGGGCGTTTCGTTCGGGTACTGGAACAACGATCATCTGGAAGTATTCCCGGTCTACGACGCAGATTTGCCGTGCTTCTGCCCGCTGTGGGATGAGGAGACGGCGGAACTGCGGGCGGGCATTCGGTGGTGGCAGATGGATTCTACGAAGCCGCTCCGGATCACGCTCTACGAAGAGGACGGCGTGACGGAATATATTCGCAGGCCGCGCGGGAAGGATCAGACGAAGGATAACGATCTTGAAATCCTTGAGCCGAAACACGCCTACAAATTCCGGTTGGAGCGGTCGGACGCGACGGGCGCGGTCATGATCCCGCTCGGGAACTATGAGGGCGAGAGCCATCCGATCCTGCCGATCATCCCGTTCTTTAATGTGAACCGGCAGTCGGAGCTTGTCGGCGGGAGGGAAACGCTGGACGCGTATGATCTCATGGTTTCGGGCCTCGTCAACAACACGGACGAAGGGAATCTGATTTATTGGGTTCTCAAAAACGCAAACGCGATGGACGAAGAGGACGACGCGAAGTTTATCGAGCAGCTTCGGCGGACGCACGTGGCCCACGCGGACGGCGACGACGGCGTAGGGATCGAGCATCACACGGTCGAAGTCCCGGTGGACGCGTCCGAGGCGGCAATCGACCGGCTCAGGCGGCAGCTATTTGATGATTTCATGGCCCTTGACGTGAAGGAAATCAGCGGCGGGGCGGCGACGGCGACGCAGATCCGCGCGGCATACGAGCCGCTGAACGAAAAGACGTCGATGTTCGAGTATCAGGTGACCGACTTCCTGCGGCAGATACTCGCGCTGGCAGGAATCACGGAGGAGCCGACATACAGGCGGGACACGATTGTGAACGCATCCGAGGAGCTGACGAACATTTTGCAGGCGGCGCAGTACCTCGACGACGAGACTGTGACGCGGCAGATCTGCGGCGTCCTCGGCCTGATCGACGACGCGGACGAGATCATCGCGAAGCGGAAGGAAGAAGAGATCGACCGGTTCAGCGGCACGGAAGAAGAGGAAGAGCCGGAAGAGGAACAGGAGGACATGAATGGCTGACGCATATCTGAAGGTAAAGGACAACGGAG